CTTATCGCAATAACAACAATTGCAAAAGGCTGTATTGATTACAAAGATTTTGAGGCTCGCTGTTCAACAATATTTAATACAAAAGGTCAGATTAAATTTATTCTGGCTGCATAAAAGGAAAGATTATGAAAAAGCCAGACTGGGAGGCTATCGAATCAGCCTACAGGGCTGGATTACTATCTATAAGAGAGATAGCTTCACAACACGGAATAACTCACGGCGCAATAAATAAAAGAGCAAAGCGTGATGGGTGGGAAAGAGATTTAAGTTCAAAAATAAAAAACAAAGCAGATTCATTGGTATCCAAAAAAGAGGTATCCACTCAGGTATCCAGTGAAAATAAGTTAAACGAGCGGATACTCATTGAAGTTAATGCTGAAGTAATCGCCAATGTTCGAATGGAACATCGAGGAGATATCCGAAAAGCACGTAATATTGCTAACGCTTTGTTTGAAGAACTTGGCAATGAATGTGTTGATATAGAAGCATTCAAAAAACTTGGTGAGTTATTAGCAAATCCAGACCAGAACGGCAGGGACAAACTCAATGAAGTTTATATGGCTGTCATATCCATGCCAGAAAGGGTGAAATCAATGAAAGCATTAAGTGAAACATTGAAAAATTTAATCACTTTAGAGCGTCAAGCTTACAACATTGATGATACATCAAAAGATAATTCAGTTGGC